AAGAAGAAAAAGTAATGCCATCGAAGCGTAAGAAGGGCCCCAGTTTATCAGTTGGCCGTGGAGAGAAACTTTCTGTTAAGCGTGGGGGCGGTTTAACAGCTAAGGGGCGTGCCAAATATAATCGGGCTACGGGTTCGAACCTTAAAGCGCCGGCTCCAAACCCTAAGACTAAAAAAGACAAAGGCAGAAAGAAAAGTTTTTGTGCGCGTAGCCGTGGCTGGACGGGTGAGCGTGGAAAAGCTGCTAGACGTAGGTGGAAGTGTTAGATGGCTAGTCTTTTAGACGATATAATACGTTTTACTATGAAGGGCTCTAACTATTTTAAAAAGCCCAGATTAGACACTAGCAGACTAAAAGACCCAGCTCTTTATTCTGGTTATTCTATAAATAAACATAGGACTGCTCCGTTTAATTATAATGTTGAAGGTGATTTACTTGGTAATTTAATAAAACCTAAAACTGTTAGCCCTTCTGACTTACAGGGTAAAACAATGTATTTTGCCGCTGGAGATAGAACTTCTAACGATAGATTAATAAAAAAAGTAAATGATAGTTTATTAGAAAACCCTGTAAGAACTTACGGCGGTCCTGAATATATGGATCAAATAAAAAGAGGTTCTTGGGCTTCTGAGCCCACAGCAATGAGATCTAAAGCGAATGCATTTAAAGAAGCCGCTGCTAGAGGCGAAGATGTTGTATTAAGTTATATGCCTATGGGTGAAAGATCAGGAGATTTTTCTAAACATATGGCAGAAACTTATGGAGAGATGTTAAAGTCTAGCCCTGTAGGATCTAACAGTTTTCCACTAATAGACGAAGCTATTGCTAATAAATTTCCTAAAATAAAAGATATACCAAGTTTTAAAAATAAAACAAAATTTGCTGAATGGTTGTCTAATCAAAAAGGCGGCAGACGTGCAGCTTTTATAAAATTTTTTGATAGCAGCCTAATGCAAGATTTAGGTTTACCTGATGTCGGCGCTGCACGCTTTGCAATTACTAATCCAGATCTAGTAAACTCAAAAGCCTTGAGCGTTGGTTACAGAATGAGCCAGCCAGATCTTTTATCAGGTATAATTAAAAGTTCTGACCACCCATCCTACGGTGCATTTGTTCCTAAAAGAGAAGGCACTGGTAGTATGACTTTTGAAAATGAATTACCATTTATTATAGGCGCAAGGGATACAGCTTTACCTAAAATTGCAGCCGGTAAAATGGATGCTTTACCAAAAGATATAAAATCTTATATGGGTAACCCAAGGTTAAACCAGAATATAGATCAACAATTTGTAGACGAAGCATCTACCTATTTTGATAAATTAAAGAACGAAGGTGCAGATCGAGCTGAAGCTTATACGTTTGATTTGTTAGAAAGTTATCTTAGAGGTCTTCAATAGTGTCTTTTATTAATTCCATAATATCGTCTATTGCTTCCTCAGCTTCTTTTGGCAAGTCTTCTTTATTAGGCCAAGTTAAATATGCTAAAGCAGTAATTTCGTTTCTTATTGTTTCTAGTTCTTCCATTTTACTCTCTCCTTTTAACAAGGTGTTAACATATAAATTTAGCAAGGTAAAGTATAATGGCTAGATTACCTGTACAACGTCCACCTTATTCTCAATCTATATTAGATGAAGTGTCAGAAATTTCTCGCAGAGCTGGCGGCTTTGGCCCAGAAATAAGACCTAGAAATACGACTTTCTCTGAAAACATGACTGACTTACTCACGCCTTATATTGGAAAAGATACATCAAGAAGTTTATTCGGCGGCAGACGTGTTGGCGGCGATATATTATCCAGATTTGCTGACAGCGCCGGACTAGCTAACATTATGCCTGTAAGCGCTGGCATAATGTCAGGTGGCCAAGCCGGAAAAGATTTTAAAGCCGGTAACTATAGCGACGCCGCATTAAATACAGGCTTTGCCGGTTTAGATCTTGGGCTCAGTGGTTTTGGATTAAAACAAGCTTTAAAAACGTCAGCAAGACCTACTAAACCAGTAAAATCTGAGAATAAAATACCTAACTACGAGGATGCAGCTCATTACATGAGAGTAAATGAAATGATGGGTAATATGCTTAGGCCGCCATCTGCAACAATGCCGGAATACATACCACCTAGATTTGATCGTTTAGGTGTTCACGTAGGAACTCCTGAACAAGCAGCTTCTAGATATAAAATGGGTGGAACTGAAGGGCAGGGACAGACATTTCCTTTAAAAATTAGAACAGATAAACCATTTGAAATTAAAGATTTTGAAGAGTTTGGAATTAATCCAGATATAAGACCTCATATGGTAGAAACTATAAATGGAAAAAAAGTTTTAAATGAAGACGGCGTTAGAGAGGCTATGAATGCATATGCTGATGCGAAAAATGTAGATTTAGATAAAGGTGTAGATTTGTTTAGAAAAGAACTTACAGATAAAGGTTATACCAATATCCCTTATGTTAATCTTATAGAGGGTGCTAGAAAATCAACAAAAACATCAGATGGATTTTTTGAATTTAGTCAAGCTGGCGATGATTATCCGTTCACAAAAGAAAACATAAGTAACATCATGTTAGTTGACAGAACTGCTAACGATCCGGCGGTAATAAAAAGCCGATTTGCAAAATTTAAAGACGTATATGACCCAAATATAATGGCTGGCATTGCCGGCATGGGTTTGTTATCCCAGTTGGAAGGTGAATAGCATGGAAAAAGAAATAAACGAATTAGCGCAAAGCCTCGAAGCTGAATTAAATCCTGAGGTAATGGACGACGACGAGCTCCAAGGTATTCTTGGCAAAGAGATCGACGACGCAATCGACTATTCGGATAACTGGGTGTCTCCGGTCAGGGCATCTGCTACTGAGTATTATCAGGGTAAGCCGTTTGGCAACGAGGAAGACGGGCGCAGCCAAGTTGTCAGCATGGATGTGAGAGATACCGTGCAAGCTATCATGCCATCTTTGATGCGTATTTTTAATTCTACTGAGCGAACAGTTGAGTATGCCCCTCAGGGTCCAGAAGATGTAGCGGCAGCCAAACAAGCTACAGAGTATGCAAATTTTATTATTAATAGAGATAATAATGGCTTTGTGGAGCTCCACGCAGCTTTTAAAGATGCGTTAATACGTAAAGTTGGTATTTTAAAATGCTACTGGGACGACAGAACAAAATACGAGACACATGATTTAAGTGGCTTAGACGATAACGCTCTAAACGCTCTTATGTCTGACCCAGCCGCCGACGTAGAAATAGTTGCGTCTGAGCCTATGGGTGAACCCATGATGGATCAGATGACAGGCGAAATGATACCGCCTCCCATGATGCACGCTGTTAGAGTTACTTACACGCACCCAGACGGACGTGTAAAATTAGAAGCTGTACCATGTGAAGAGTTTCTTATTTCACGTGAAGCAAAGTCTATCGAGCAAAGTGACTATGTAGCACACCGGCGTATCGTCACAGTATCTGAGCTTGTGTCTATGGGCTATGACTTCGACGATGTTTCATCATTAGCGTCAGCTCACGACGACATGAATACAAACGTCGAAAGAACTACACGTAACCCAGCCTTAGCTAATGAGATGAATGAGCGTGACGACGACGCGATGAAAAAAGTCTTATACGTCGAAAACTACATAAAAGTCGATTACGACATGGACGGCATTGCAGAGCTTAGAAAGATATGCACAGCCGGCGACGGCAATAAAATTTTAGCTAACGAGCCTTGTGGCATGGCCCCGTTTGCGTCGTTTTGCCCAGATCCAGAAGCCCACGACTTTTACGGTATGTCAATCGCTGACGCCGTAGCCGACGTCCAGCGCATTAAGTCTAACATTATGCGTAACACGTTAGATAGCTTAGCTATGTCTATTCATCCACGGGTTGCCGTGACTGAAGGCATGGTAAATTTAGACGACGTCTTATCAACTGAGGTGGGCGCCATAATCAGGCAAAGAAGCGCCGGTCAGGTTCAGCCACTTTCTATGCCGTTTGTTGGTCAACAGGCATTTCCAGTTTTACAATATATGGACGAAGTTAAGGAGGCACGTACAGGCATATCTAAGGCATCTGCCGGTTTAGATGCTTCAGCTTTACAGTCTTCTACAGCGGCAGCCGTAAACGCTACCGTTACGGCGGCGCAGCAACACATAGAAATGATTGCTAGAATTTTTGCTGAGACAGGCATGAAGCGCCTGTATCAAATTGTTTTATACTTAATAACCACGCACCAAGACGCCCCTAGGATGGTTCGCCTTACAAATGAATTTGTGCCAATCGATCCTCGTGTATGGAATTCCAACATGGATGTATCTATAAACGTGGCGCTTGGCCGTGGTTCAGATAGCGAGCGCATGATGATGTTG